ATTACCTCAACGGCAAGCTCAACGACATCGATGGGGTCGCGGCAGTGCGCTGGTGGTACGCCACCGGCCAGCTTCAGCGCGAGGAGCATTACAACGCCGGCCAGCTGGCCGACATCGATGGTGTCGCGGCTAAGCGCTGGTGGTACCCCACCGGCCAGCCGCAGCGCGAGGAGCATTACCTCAACGGCAAGCTCAACGACATCGATGGTGTCGCGGCTAAGCGCTGGTGGCACGCCACCGGCCAGCTTCAGCGCGAGGAGCATTACCTCAACGGCAAGCCAAAAAATTGATAACTATGGAGCTGCGAAAATACCAACAAGAGGCGGTGGACGCCGTACTCAACGAATTCGAAAAGGTGCGTAAAACCATCGTAATAATGGCGACTGGACTTGGCAAGACGCAAATCTTCAGCGAGATTGCGCGCAGAACCAAGGGTAACATCTTGGTCCTCGCGCATCGCACCGAGTTGGTGAAACAGGCCCGGGACAGATTGACTGCGATAACTGGTGAGTGGATAGACGTAGAGCAGGCCTATCAGCGATCATACAGCGCGCGAATCGTTGTGGCCAGTGTGCAGACTTTGCAGCGTCAGGCTAGGCTAGACAATTTTGCGGCCGATCATTTTTCGCTTGTGGTTTTCGACGAAGTTCATCATGCGGTGGCCAAGACATACCGCCGCCCGATTGATTATTTCTCCACTGCTAAGGTTCTAGGGCTTACCGCTACCGCTGACCGGTTTGACGGGAAGGGGCTCGGTACGATATTCGAGTCGGTTGCGTATCGCATGGATATACTGGAGGGGATAAACCAACAATGGCTAGTTCCCATCGTCGGCAAGTTAGTTCAGGTAGATAGTATTGATCTATCCACCATCAACAAGGTTGGGGCAGATCTCAACCAAGGAATGCTGGACGTAGCCACGGTGAAGGCGGTAGAGGGGGTGGTACAGGGTATCCTAGAGCACGGCGAGGGGCGGCAAGGAATAGTCTTTTTCCCTGGCGTGACATCCGCAGAGCTGGCTTGTGCGCGCATGAGGTTCCTGAATCCATCGTATCGCTCCGAGTTTCTCTGTGCTACGACCGGTGAGACCGAGCGCGAGCTGATCGTTAGGGATTTTAAGGCCGGTAAGATCCGCTACTTATTCAACTGCATGATCGCCACCGAGGGGTTTGACGCTCCGCCGGTATCTCTGATCGCTTGCGCTAGGCCCACACTATCACGCGGCTTGTACACCCAAATGATAGGCAGAGGACTACGACGGTACGAAGGAAAATCGGATTGCTTGGTATTGGATTTTTGCGGCAATAGCGGCAAGTATTCCCTAATGTCGCCTATCGATGTACTGGGCAGCAGCTACACGTCAGAGGAGCGGGAACGGGCTAAGAAGCTCGCAAAAGAAAAACCTACGGCCGATCAGATAGCGCTACTGAACCAAGCGCGTGCGGAGCTGATGAAGGCCGCCGAGATGGAACGGGCTAGAGTAGCAGCACGAGTGCAGAAGTTCGATCCATTTGCCATACTCGATATTGCTGACGCTCCCAAACACGTATTGGGATATGGACACAAAAGCATGACGGCCGGGCAGCGGATGGCATTATCTAACATGGGTATTCCTGACAAGGTGTTGGCAGACTATGGATTCAAGGAAGCTTCCGTACTCATTGACAGGTTGATAGATAGACGCCACAAAGGGCTGGCGTCATATAAGCAACTGAAACAGATAAAGGCACGGCTTGGTATCAGTGTACCGAACATTACTAAGCAGTCGGCGAGCACTATCATGGATCGGCTTGCAAAAGCACAGTGGCAACCCCGGCTTCTTTCACCGGATGATCGCAGTAAAATATCGGCGCTAGTGAAAGGACAATAAAGATGTGGGTATTACAGGACGAATACGCGCGCTGCGAATACCACGTTGCTTTGGATCTGAAATCCGACCTGTACCTATGGTTCGTAAATGCAGTGGCAAGTCATGTCGATTCGTATCCGGCAGAACCGGAAATCACCGACCACGACTTGCAATCGGCCGAGCGTATGAACGAGATAATAGAAAGACTGAAGTACAAAATAGCGCAAATGATTATCGGGCGCAATCCCGATTCTCAAGGCTGTGACTCGCAAGCAGTCTTTGGCCTTGTGCAATGTGTCTTGGACAGCTTGCCTAACCTAAAATGTCATATCAAATGAAAGGATTATATGCCAAAGAAAAAATCAATATGGTTGGTAACATTCCGAGAAGACGGCCAAATCGTGTCGCAATCGCAAACCAAGGGAGAGGCATTTCGCATCGCACGCGCGAAAGCGAGAGAACTCTATGATATGGCGGGCGAGCTGTGCGACGCGTGCAAACGCGAGCTGAAGTCCGATGACGACACGCCCGACCAGGAGACCACTGTCTAGATGGACACTGTCATCGATAGGATTGTTCGCGCCATACGGTGTCACCGCTATATCTTCTCAACTGAGATGGAATTGCAAGCGGGAATCGAGCGGGCATTAATGGATGAGGGGATTGTGGCAGAGCGCGAGGTACTCCTATCGCCGACAGACCGAATAGATTTCATGGTCGGCCGAGTCGGCATTGAGGTAAAGATTGGCGGCACCTATAGCGCTCTCGTTCGCCAGATCCAGAGATACGCGCACGTCGGCCAACTATGCGCGATTGTTGTTGTGACAACCAAGTCGCGCTTGCGGGCACTCCCGGCAGAGATCGCCAGCGTGCCCGTTTACACGATTCATCTAAACAGCGGCTTATGATACGTGCAGAGAAAGCGCTTACTGTGGTGCCCGACACTCGTAAAACATACGGACATGCGACGCTTGTCGAAGAGGCGAACGGTCAGTACGTGCCGTTCACCTATGGGCAACGTCCGGCTTGGTGGAAGATTGAAGCTGAGCCGCAAGTGATGATTAAGTTGAAGCGGCTTTTTGGTCGCACGGATGTGCGGCAATTCGGGAGCATACGCTTGAGAGCCACGGACGAAGTGTGCCGTGATCTGCAGTGGTTTTGCGAGCGCTATCCGCTCGGCATAACACCTCGGGACCATCTCGATAAGCACGCGGCATTATACGAGCAGCAAAAAAAAGCCTTTTCCGAGATTCTTTCTGGCGAGATTAGTCCACGCAAATTTGATCTCGCCATACCAGCGCGGGAATACCAAAAGGTGGCATCGGAGTTATGGCTACAGTCAAAGGGCGTGCTAGTCGCCGACGACGTTGGTATCGGTAAGACATTGGTCGCCATCGCCGCACTCACCCAACCAGAGACACGCCCAGCGCTCGTCGTTACGCTCTCGCATCTCCCTATTCAATGGGAGAGGGAGATTAAGAAGTTCGCGCCGGGACTAAAAACGCACATAATAAAAAAAGGTGCTCCCTACGATGTAACGCTTGTGCGCGGACATAAAACGGATACGGGGCAAGGGAGGCTCTTCGCGGACAGATTCCCCGACGTGCTAATTACCAACTATCACAAGCTGGCTGGATGGGCCGAAACGCTCGGAGGAAAGATCCGAGGCGTTGTGTTCGATGAGTGCCAGGAGTTGCGGCGAGTTGAAAGCCAGAAGTACGCGGCGGCTAAACACATCGCTGAACATGCGGGATATGTACTCGGCACGTCGGCGACTCCAATCTATAACTACGGTGATGAGATGTTCAACGTCCTATCGGTGATTCGCCGAGATGTTTTAGGGACGCGTGAGGAGTTCCTTCGGGAGTGGTGTACGGGGGCGGGATGGTCGGGGAACGCAAAGATCACGAACCCAAAGGCATTCGGTTCCTATCTGCGCGACATGGGCGTCATGATTCGTCGAACCAGGCGGGACGTCAACAGAGAGTTGCCACCGTTGACGAAGATACTGCATTACGTGGAAACCGATGTGCACGCGATCGACGCTATCGCAAGTGACGCCGCGGAGCTGGCGCGTATTATCCTATCACACAATTCGCCCACGTTGATTCGCGGTCAAGCATCGCGAGACCTGGACTGGAAGCTGCGGCAAGCGACCGGAATTGGCAAAGCATTGTACGTCGCCAATTTCGTTAAGATGCTAGTCGATAGCGGCGAGAAAGTTGTTCTATTCGGCTGGCATCGAGAGGTTTACTCGATTTGGGCCGAGCAACTGGCAGAGTACAAGCCTGTGTTTTTCACGGGGACAGAAAGCCCGAAGCAGAAGGATTCCGCGCGGGAGGCGTTCTGTGGCGGCGATGCCAGTATCCTAATCATGTCGCTTCGCGCCGGTGCCGGGCTTGACGGTTTGCAATACCACGCTAGGACCGTGGTGGTCGGCGAGCTTGATTGGTCGCCGGGAGTCCACGAGCAAAACGAAGGACGGATACTCCGCGATGGCCAGGTCGAACCAGTAGTCATCTATTATATGCTGAGCGAGGAAGGGAGCGACCCTGTTGTCGCCGATACCCTCGGGCTGAAGCGCTCGCAGATCGACGGCATCCGAGATCCGAACGCTGAGCTTGTAGAGAAGCTAGAAGTGGACAGCGGTAGGATCAAACAGCTTGCCGCAGCCTATTTGAAACAACGAGGATTAGAACATGATAATTAAACCGGTCAGACTTCAGCTCTCGCGCAAGAAGGGCTTCCGTTTGGTATCGCCTAGATGATTAAGAAAGGATTTAGACATGAAATACGTAAGTATAGAAATCAGCGATGACCCTATATTCTGTTTTGATAGCACTAAAAAGTTGTGCCGATTCGTAGGCACCAGCGACTATGGTACTAAGTGGTGGTGTCTGCTTGGAGAACAAGTTGAGCTGTTCTCTGATGTAGAAGGAAAAAAAGGTAAGCTGATGAAATGTCAGCGGTGTTTGGATGAGTTCTGGTTTAGTCAGGGTTAAAACGGGTTTGCTACCCAACCAGCAACCAGATCATGGCTAAAAAACCACTTGCTGTAACGGTGGCTACAGCGGCCAACTGCTTGTGTAGTAGTCGCAAATCCGAATTGGTCGTCTCTACGATCCCCGATAACATCGCGCGATTTATTTCAATCGCATTGATGATCAATACTCGGTTTTTTTCTCCGGCTTCTACCACGTCTATTTTTAACTCAGTTTGAGCCTGTCGCAGCGTTGCGACCTCTCTCTTGATCACCGAAATTTTTTTCTCGTGGTCTTCTATGATCGGTCGGACCTCGAATAGAGAATCGGTCATTTTTCTACCTCGGTACGCATCGCCTTCCACTTACCTGAATCCTCTTTAGTAATCTGTATTTTTTTGAGCTTACTTACGCGATCAACCGCGGCATCTAGCTTCTTGTTTCTGGATATCGCCTTGATCAGGCTTGGTATCCAACTGACTAACGAAGATAGAAAATTCCACATGTTTTACTCCTTTTTCAGCGCATCGATCACAGGATCGCTAAGTTCTTTGTAGCGCAGAAAGACCTCTTCTAGATCGCTGCAAACCTCGATAAGCTTGCCTAGAATCACCTCGTCCTTGATCTCTTGGGTTCCCATCGCGCATAGCAGCCGGGTCGAGTCCGAAGCTCGCTGTACCGTCTCATGGGCGTCAGCAAAGGCGTTCATCGCGTCGGCGACCTTATCGGTAGTGCCCGCACAACTCAACGCCAGCATCCCGAAAATCATCAAATATACTGTTTTCATATCGCCTCTATTCTTTGCAGTCTAGATTGTAGCATGTTCCCCTCGGCGGGTTTTCGCTAAGCCTTGAGATGTTTAGCTTCAATAAGCGAGCAAAGTTCTCTGATCGCTCTTCCGGGTTTTTGATTTTGCCGGTAAGTTGCCGCGCCTCTTCGGTTGCGACATGCATCCTGGTAATGGCCGTAAAATCGGCAAGCGTGCGCTTTATTTCCGCGACCGATTCCTTACAGACCACCATATCTCTATCAATCGTACTTGTCTTTTCAGCTTGAGCGGCTTCGTGCTTTGCAAACTGATCCACAGATACGCCGTTGACGATAGACGCGCAAGTAGGAACCCCACCGGCCAGCGTGAACGCGGCTACTAAAGCAGCCAACCATTTTAGCGGGAACTTTGCCGTGACGCTCTGTTCCGTAATATCCACGGTGGGGTTTTCTCTATTCACTATACAACCTGATTATGATCCCCGATCCAGATCGACGTTGCATCTATATCCTCTGCCAAAAACAGCCCCAGTGAGAACGGCGCTGAGGGCGCACCCCCCACGGCCATTAGGGTAGGAGCCAGCACGGCCATTTCCATTTGGCAGGTAGTCAAGCAAATTTCGGTGGTGAACGTGATCACTCCATTTAGCAACTGAGGCTCGCCGTATTGGTCCAACCCGACCGTATCGCATTTCCAGCAACCCCAGTCAGCCGGGTTCACTGCTACGGTTTGGTTCAAGGTTTCTCCCCCGGGGATGGTATCCAAAATTGCCTGCTCGGCACCAACGAGAGTTTGACCCGTAACGGGCTCCCGGTATAACACGGCCAGGGTTGAGAACCTGCGACCAACTAGTTTGTAGGCGACGTAGTACCCATAAATCTGTGGGGTGACATGGTGAGCGCCCGGAAACACGGGAACGCTATTGACGTACTCGATACTCTTAATCATGTATGCGTATGACATTATTTTCCTTTGTTTTTACCGGCTCGGTCGCCTTTATTTTATCCCCTAGCCATACCGTGGTCTTCTCGATCTCGGTAGGGTCAAATTTACCCAGCCCATGGGATGCCGTGGGAGTACAGCCAATAACGATATTATCAGCGTCTACGGTGATGGGTTTACTTTTACTAACATCGGCCTTAATCTTATTGGTCTTCAGCAAAATGTTTGATCTATCGGTATCACACTTCCAAGTGTGCCAATTCGCGGGATTAGCTGCAACCACCGCTTGAAGTGCCTCTCCCGGCAAAGCATCTAGCACCGGTTTTTTAGCGCCGACTAGATAACGTCCTGACGGGTCCTTATATATCACGGCTAGCGTCGTGCCCCTCCGATTTACGAATGGGCCGCGTGCTACAAAATACCCATTCCCTTCGTCTGATACTCGGCGCGCGCCGGGGAAGTTGGGTTTCCCTGCTGTCTCGGTTAGGGTAACAATTTTATATTCGTAACTCATAGAGGCTCCCACATGGACATGAGTCCGTTGCAATGACTCCCTATAGCATCAGTCATGCCCGTATAGATATTCCCGTCCGCAACAGCAAAAGCCGTACCCGTTTGGGTTGCGTTGCCCGTCGTGAATCCCGACGTGGTGACTACGCAGTTAGCACCGTTGTTGTAGCGCACCGAGATCGAGCATGTTTGTTGAGCGCTCCACGTATGCGCTACGGCCGAAGTAAACAGGTTCCCGGACACGGATCCATCAATATAGATCTTACCGTTTGAGGCGAGTTTAACAGCAATGGTCTCGGCCGTCGTGTCAAAACAGTCGATCACCTTGTCAGTACCCTCGGCCGCGAGTTGCACCGAGTCGTACATGAAAATGAGATCCTTTTTATACCCCGTATTACGTAGCCAACTCGGTACATCGGCGGCGGCTAGAAAGGCTTCATCGGCCGATCGTGTAACAGGAGTGGCCACAGCTTTTATATAGCTAGTTGGATAGTGAGAGGCTACGACATTCATTCCCCAGAGATACAATCCGTAGCCGGTTATGCCTTGATAGCTAGGGACACCGCCGTTTAAGATCTGAATCATAAACGTCCCTGTACCATTATCTTCTGACACCTTAGACGCGTACCAATAACAATAACCGCCTCCCACGTCGCGTATTCCATACGACGCGGCAACTCCACCGGCAAGAGTAGCAGTCATGGCAACAATATCGAAATCTACATATGCCGTATTAAAACATCCGGCAAAAGTGACGCGGACTTGGCTACGCTCGTCTATCTTACCAAATCCACTGATTGCGTAACTGCTGCCCAATAATAAGCCATCTATATTACGCCATCTAATATGCGTATTGTCAACAGCATTCTCTATCAACTTATCGGCAGTAGCACCACCTAATGGGTCCGCCCCCGTGTCGCTGCTAACGTCTAGATTGGATGCGTTATCTAGCCCTAACAGCATATTTTCCGAGTACGCGTTCAGCGTTCCTTTCGCGCCTTCAATTTGCACGTACGTTTTCCCGCCGATCACCCGAATCGCCGGTATGTTGGCCGCGAACGGCCCGGTCATTGAACCGCCGTACTCGATATAGCGCTCTGAGGCGTTAGCAAAAGACAACCGACTAATAGGCACGGCTTCCCTGTCTCCCGCTAGACTTATTGAAACCGTGCTGCCTAAACGTCTACCCATACTTACCCCCATGCTAGTCATGTGCCGATATCCATGCGTACAATACGCCCGTGCCGCTTGTATGCGTATACGCTAGCCGGATGAACCCCACGCCAACGTCGCTGAGACCAATGTAAATGGTTCCCGCTACGCCTGCCGGATCGGTAAAAAGCGTGTATTCTGACGTCGCGTCGTACCATACCGCGCTGGCATAGTCGGGATGGTTTGCCCGTGCCCTTAGATCGTTAGATATCCAAACCTTAATTACTCCAACAATAGCCCCATAACTAATCACGAAGGATACGTTGGGGCAGTTGTCTTCCAATAGACAAATGGATTTGCCAGCGTTTGTTGCCGCAGCGGCGAGATTGATAACCCTATCATTTATGTAGCTCATTATTCCCTCACTCTATTAAATCATCCAACGATCCGTTATCGTATGCGCGTTTGAATCTATCTACCAACGTCTCTGCCTGGTCGACCTCTTTCGGGTCCAGCGCTGAAGCCCGCTGCAATTGTCTCTCTGCACCCGTGCCACGGTTCTGCGCCGCAACAGCGGCCGTCATGGGGCCCATGCCCATCAACTGCTGCATGGCCTGAAATACCGGGTCGACGTGTACAGCCGCCGTTGCCAGCCCAGACATCCATGCCGAAACGCTGGTGCCATGCGCTGATGCCTTGATATCTCCCGCCTGAGCCTTGGTCTTCGAATAGGCATGGAGCTGGTGTACGTCCATAAGCCATTTCAGAGTTTCCCGGTTGTCTTTCAGCAGGTCATGCAGTACCTTGTCTTCCACATCCCGGCTTTGATTGCCTATTTGCCGCACCGCGGAAAACACCGCGGCGTTTTGTTTCGCTAGATCCGGCTCTACGCGGTCCGCGTTGCCAAGTCCAGAAGAGTAAAAAGCGTTGTCGGTTTCGTTTTGTAGATGGTGATGCCGATTCTTCAGCGCCGCCCATCCTGAGATCTCTCGATCCTCAATCTGGCCGTTGCGGCCTTTTACTTGAATGGTTGCCGTCAGGCTTCTTGGTGCGACGTCGTTGGCACCAAACCGCTCGCGAGTTCTACGTATCGCCTCTTGCAACTCATCAAACCCGGTAGGGATGTTTCCACCAGGTCGGTTGGCTTCGGCACGTACCTTGTCGTCTATAGCGCTAATCGAATCGTCAAGTTGCCTGGCATTGAGATCCCGCCAGATAATGACGTACCCATCGTCGGTCATAGAACCGCGACCGTTGGATAGCTTAGGTGCCACGTATTTGGCGATCTCGTCATCCAAACCTTGCGACTTAAGATTTGCGATTTGCTGATTTACCACCTCCGTCGACGACTTGTCCATGATCTTGACGAACGCTTTGTCTAGATCACTGTTGCTTACGAAGGGCAGGATCTCCCCATCGGAATCCGTATACCTTTTCTTTAGGTCAATGATTCTATCCCCAACCTCTTTTACCGGAATCGACTGCTGGCCTTGCGGAGAGTTGTAATACAGCTCGTTCTCGCGTGTCATCTGTTGCAATACGCTAGCACGTTTCTCTACCGCAGCGGTCTTCAGCGGTTGTACCAGCCTACCTTCTATAGTGGCTTCGGCGCTCGGCTCGTACTTCGCCTCTCCCGGTTTCGGCTCCCCAAACCATTCCGATACATCCCGGTTACGCTCTTGTATCCGAGCCGAGGTGGACTTGTCCCGCAAGGCGACCTCGGCGGCTAAAGCTTCGGGAGGTTTTACCCCTTCGAGTATACCGGTCCTGGTTTGTCCGCCAGAGACCTTCTCGTATTGATTCAAGGCTTCGCCCACTGCACGCTTTTCCGAGCGCAAGGCGGTAACAGCCTTGTTGCCTAAGGCACCAGCGGCTTCGATAGGCGCGCCGAACATGATAGACGGCAAGATGGCACTACTAGCTCGGTCGGCGACATCTCCTGCGGCCCGTCCTTCCACCGCGGCTATTCCGCCTTCTTGCGCCGCGCCACTGGCGCCGATGATGCCGAGCTTGGCTAGTATTCTTGGTACGAACTTAGCTCCCGCGACCCCCTTCATGCCTATTCCAGCGACCTTGTTGATGCCTTGCGCGGCTCCCCACGGGGTAAGCATCGCCCCTAATCCACCCGCGATATTCGCAGCGGTGTTCTGAGACTGCGATGCCCGGATACGCTCTGCCAATGGAAGCAACAACCCCTGCCCTATAAGTTCCTTCTCAGCCGGGGTCGGCTCCGACATCGCGCTAAGCGCCTGCTTTCCAGCTCCGAAAGCAAGCATGTCATCTAAGGCACCGAAAAACGGCTCAGCGATATTCCCCGCCATGTAAGAGCCCAGCTCACCGGCAGTGCGAGGTTGCAGGTATTTCAATCTCACTGCGCCTTGCCCATGCCGCTGTAATACCATCGCGGCTTTTTTCCATTTACCATCGGCGTAGTCTTTATACGCCTCCGAATCTTCGCCGCTTTGCTGCAAATCCGCGAGCTTGTCACCGGCCTTAGACTCGCTAAAGAAGTTGGCGGCCTCTTCCAGCGTCGGCTCTACCCATTGCAACGTTGACCCGGCCTGTGGATTCATCGCTTCAAGCGTGGGCCCAAAAAACAAGGACATCTTTTTAGAGGCAGAGGGTAGCGAGGGTTCCAAATCCGCCTGCTTCTTTTCGTGTTCAGCGCTTTCTTGTGCTACCTGGTCGTATGATACGATTGGCGAAGAAGCCGACTCCATCGGTAGCGATTCCCCCGGGGGCGCGAGCGCAGCGTCAGGCATCGCGGGGGCTTCGGAAGGCGTAGACTGCGTAGCTACGTACCTATCTAAAGCCGCACGTATCTTAGCCGCCTTCTCTTCGGGTAGCTTCCCAGAAGATAGCAGCTTCTCAGCGCGTAGAACCCTGGTATCGCTCATCAGTCGCCTTCCTCTTCTCTCAGCAAGCCATCGAGTTCAGCCGCGGCATCATTGGATTCAGATTCCCGCCCCTCGTTTGTGGGAGCGGCATATCCAAGCGCGGCGTTTTCCGGCTCTACTCGTTTGAACCAACTGTAATGAGGCTTACTAAATGCGCTGTTTAGTACATCGGTAGTAGCATCCTGTTGCTCTCTAAACCGAGAGTCTGTAAGCCGCGAGCGTAACGAGCCGTACGCCGCCTTCTGCTCTTCATGACGAATTTGCATCCCATGCAACAAAGCCGTGCTTATCTGCTCGATCTCTGCCTGCGATATATCACCCTCAATGTTTTCCGCCGCCCATGACTTGATCTTAGTCCAGGTACTCTGCAATCCTCTAGCGCGCTTTACATCGAAATCAGAGGGTCTAGAACCTTCGCCTTGCATTCCAAGTAGCGCCCTAATTCCTGTCCACACCTCCGTACCATTGCCCGATTTGATGCCTTTATACGCTTGTGACATCTTGGCCAATGCCGCATCGCCTTCGTAGAACCGGCTACCTTTAAGGGTATTTTCCGCATCTTTTACCGCGGCGAGATAGATTCTCGGATCGCCACTATAGCCACTTTTTGTTTCACCCTTGCCCGTGCCCATGCCGCGTTTCTTCATATCTATCTGTAGCTGGCGCTTTCGGTCGTTGTAGAGTTTAGATAGCCACGCAGCAGCCTTTTCCTTGTTTCCTTCCATAACACGGACGGCTTCTGGCGACATGCCTGCAACAGTCTCAGCGAGCATCTTATCGGCTTCGCTCGCGGGCGTTTCTGTATTCTTAGCAAACAGCTCCTGCGTTTGCTGTTCCGCCGTGGCCTTGATCTGCTCCGGATTAATGCCAAACGTCCTATCTCCGGCGATAATATCGTACGCCCCGCTACCGGGGAATCCCGCCTGGTCCAAGACGCTCATCGTTGCCGGATCGCTAAATCCCTGTTCGGCTCGGTTGCCAAGCATGTTGTTCGCCGACAGCGTTGCCTTGGCCATGGTGGGGTTTTGCGCGATCATCCCCTCGATACCGGTCAACACGTTGGTTTGTTGCTTCTGCTTTTCCAGGTTGTACTTGTCTTTTTCAAGCGCCTGCTTATCCGCTGCACTTGAAGCACGCATCTGTGCCGCTCGCATGGCCTGTTCGACATTCGCGCGGTTAGCGTCCTGGGACGCCTGAAGCTGTTTTTCCGCCAGCTCCCGGTCTTTCTTTTCGGCGATAGCCTTTAGTATCGAGCCTATGGCGCCGGATAGATCCAAGCCCTGCGCTGGCTGTCGAGGCGTGATGTAACCCGAAAGGTCTTGTAAGGATACTGGCATGGTTTACCTCATATGAGCATAGCCGCCCCACCCGCGAGGCCCTTGATAAGATCCATCGCGGCCGACTGGTTGGCATTGCTCTGCGCCGCGCCCTCGGCCGTACCGCCAAGTAACAACGATTGGATCATGGCATATAGGTCGGCGTCGCTACCGAACATGCTTTCGTTTGCGCTTCCAACCGTATTGTTTATGCTCTGAGTAGTGCCGAAAATCTTGTTAAACTCATCCATGCCGCGCTGTCTCTCGGCGTCCTGCGCTACTGCCGACAGGTTGCCTCCACCTAGAAGTTGGGATAATGACGTGGCATCAACGCCTTGCGCGGTATTGAATCCACCCAAGAGTTTTTCTAGTGTTGAGGAATCCGCGCCTGCCGCGAGATTACCAGCCGTATTGAGTTGGTTGAGATTACCGGCATCGACGTTTCCAGCGGTCTGATACCCGCCCATCATTTTCGCCAAAGTATTCTGATCAGCCGCACTAGAAGCCGTCACGCCCCCGAGCATTCGTTGCAAGGCTGAGTTCTGCGATTGGTTCATAATATCCGCCGCGCCCTGTTGGCGCTGTAAACCAAGCGTCTCAGCGTTGTTCGCCAGGTTACCACCCAGAGTATCCCACGCGCGCTGCTCGGCGGTTTTATTCAAATCCATCGTTTCAGCCCCACCGGCCAGCCCGCCTAATGTCGACAGCCAATCCTGCTGTGCCTGCTGCGCCTGGTTGGCGAGACCCCCGCCCAACGTCTCCCATTGGCGCTGCTCACCTAGGCGGGCGAGGTTATAGTCCGCCTCGCGATTGGCTTGCTCGCCTCTCAGACCCTCCGCCGCCAAGCGCTCTTGGCCCTGTGCCGCGCTAGAGCCAAACGAGCCGCGCGACGCGGAGCCCATCTGTAGATCCTCTGTAGCGCGCTTTATTGCGGTATCGTAATAAGTATCGAAACCAGGTTCGTTAGAGATTTTAGGTTGAGAATTCAGGAAGCTCTGATACGCCTGTTGTGCTTGGTTTGCAGAACCCGTCATGCCGCCCATCTTGCTTCCCAACGTCGACCATAGGTTCTGTAGCGCCCCGGGATCGGTTATACCGCTAGGTGCCTGGTATCCCTGCTGATACTGCTGCATCGCTCCAGGCTGTAGCATCTGGTTCGCAGCGCCCCCGGCGTAGTTCTCGAACTGTCCTGGCTGCTGATATTGCCCAGATCGCTGGTTATAGAGCGTTTGGGAAGATGTGGGTTGTTTAAACTGCCCGCCAAACTGAGCGAACATGGCGGCCAGAGAATTCGGATCGTTTAGCATTCCCTGGCTTTGATTCCACAAATCGCTTTGTGATGTAGGCGCTCCGAACTGTCCTGAGTACTGCTTCCACATCTCATCCATCGTCGTAGGCTGAGAGAACTGCCCCTGTGTCTGCGTCCAGTAGTTTTCCGCCGCGCCCGGCACTCCAAACTCTCCCTGCACGTTTCCTGTGTTTAGGTTACCAAAGCCAAACTGTGGTGAGGCCAGCGCGTTCCCTACCGTGCCCCCCATGTTTGAAATAACCCCTTGAGGGGTCTGGGTGGGCGTAGAAGCAGTGGGAAGTGTGGGCGTCCCCTGCACAGTCGGCTTTGCTGTACCAACTGTTGCCGTGGGAAGCCTCGCTCCCGTAGCCGTAACCTTCGGCTTAGTTGCCGCCGCACCGACTAGCGCGCCCATGTTACCGATCAGATTGGTTAGATTTACCATTTATTTCTCCCAAGGCATACGCGAGTTGGCGGATGGTGACGTGCCCCACGCCGTGCCAAACGCAGGCCCCCCCGGAGCGATCTTCTTCGCCTCTTTGCTGTACCGGGTTTGAGGCTTTGCTTCTAAACTTTGCAGCATCTCTTGCAACGCTTTCAACTTCGCCTCACTCTCCGCGCGACTTGTGGGATTATCGTATGGCGACTGAGAAAATTGAGACAAGTCAAACCTGGCGGAAGGACCGTATTGACTCGTCAGCAAATCGTTGAGCGGACCGTAGCTTTGCATCTGGGTGGCAAGAGACTGCTGTCGCGCCGGGCGGTTCTCCTGACGGTACTGCTCGAACTTCCCGGCTAGGTTGCCGAAGTTCTTCTGGTGGGTATCTTCCGCATCGCTGCTGGTCAATCCAAGGGCATCTGTGATAACTCCCATGTCTACCTATCCTTCCAGAATTTCATACTGCTCGGTTACGCCGGATAGCGCCAGCTCTTCTGAGGAAGAGAACTCCAGCTTCCAGTTGCGCTTTCGATACACGCCTAATGACCTAAATTGTACCACCGGATACCGATCTCCGCTATGTCCTAGATCGATACGGATCGGATCTGTCCACTCATCCGGGCTATCTGCGTACCGTAGGCAGGCGTATGTACGCGTAGCGCTTTGAGACGCCCCGCGCTTGAACGACATGGTGATAGAGACGCAATGCTTCTTCTGCTCCGTATCGTGGTTTTGAAAGCCCGTCTCGACTACCGCCATGATCGGCGTGCCCATGTCGTCAGCGGCCTGTGTACTCATCTCGTATACATGGCCGTCTGTAGTGCCGACCAGATTCGCGCTTTCCGAGGGATGGTAACAGTGGCAGTTGATCCGCAACCGTTTCCACACGTTCGCCGTCGCATCGCGTTCCATCCATTGCGACCAACCGCTATTCGTCTGTCGGGCGAAAGTGCGGCCATCGGGAAAGGTCCATACCAGGCAGTCTACTGGTGGAGCGTAAATCCGATATCCGAAGCATGTGCTGATATCGGCCATCTCCATAAGATTGCGATTTATGGCCTCAGATATCACGTTGTAAGAACTACCGTCTGAGACCACAAACCGCCGGTGATCGTCAAGCCAAGCAAAGCTGTCATCGATGCGTATCACAGAGTAAGGCGCGGCGCAGCCTAAGTTGATGGTTTGCGCAGGCGCGTAGACGTAAACCGAATCGGTAGCAAACGTCTGCAAAGTGCTACGGCCAAATGCAAAAACAAGATTGGTGTTTTCATGCAAAGCCACAATAGGATCAGCGCGAGCTTCACCGGAAAAATAACCAGAAATACCAGCCAGAGCCCATACCTCGTGATTCGCATAACTATTCCCAGCGGCCAATCCGGAATACTGTATCTTGCTCTTATCCACATCCGGGGTGTTGGCCAGCAGTCTTGAGCCGTGAGAGATCATGTGCGTTGCGTTTGGCGGACCGCCCCCGAGGCGGCTAGCGGTGTTCGTGGCCAGCACGATTTTCTCCGGCGCGGCCCCCGCGGCAATAGCTACGATAGCTTCGGTTTCCGAAAAGACGGGGCGTTGAGAACCGACCATATCGCTACCGCTACCCAAGGTAGACAGGTTGGTAAATCCGCTTGGCCCCACGTCGTAAATGCTACGTAGTATGAGCCCCGAAACAGCGTACGTCTTTCCGGTATACGTGGCATGGAGCGCGTCAATTCCGTTTGCATCTATTGCGGCGGACGATGCCAGTAAGCTTGCCTTTATTCCCGGCCTGCGGAGCACGGTCCCCTTCGAATCGATAACAACGTTCATGGCAACGGGCGAGGCTCCACTCAGCGATTCGTGACCGCTTTCCTGATTGTTGCCGAATATTAGCTTCGCCTGTTCCATTATGGATGTACTATTGTAGCTTCACTCAATAGATACCAGCCCAATGCAGTCGTAGAATGCTGAAGACAAACCGCTTCTATTAATCTTACTTCGTTTATGTTTATAGTAAACGGGCTAGTGGCTCCACTTATCGTTGGTAGCGTGATACTACCGCTTACAGCAGCTACGGTTTGGTATATAGCTATAATAACACGCGCTCCCGGTATGCCATATGCGGCAGATATACTTACCGCCTGGGCGGCATTGCTGGTACGCACCACAAAAAATATGCCGTAACAATCCGATGCTAGAGAGACATCTGTGTTGATTGCCTCGTACTTATACCCGTTATTCCTATCACACGAATAATTGCATATCGTTGCTAAATATGCCGACAGCGTTTCGGACATACTTACCGCAGGAATGCATAACATGATATTGCCAGATGACGCGAACCCGTTTGACCCCCTGGTTACCGTATTGTTGCTATTAAAGGCATATACACTGACTAGTGCAGCGGCGCATGACGAAAAGTAACACCCGCTTACCGTTACTTCGCTTTCGTTGTTAGCGTCGTCAATGTCTACGTATATGATTGTAGTCGCTACTGACGCTGTCAGCGCCGTAGCGTCAAACTTACATGCCGATATAATAGCTGTACCGTCCGTCCACAAAGCATAGGCTATCGTACCAGCGCCAATGGTTACAGGAAATACAAAGTCGCATTTAGTAACCGTGAGGGAGCCGGATGTGGATGCCGACGTAATGCCTAAATTATTTCCCGAGTCGCCTATCTTAAAATAGCAGCCCTCCACACCTATGTCATACGCAAAAGTAGGCCTACCGGTAATACAAGAGGCTCCTAGTGCCTCAAGTTTGTCGCCATCAAAATAACAATCTACTACAGACAGTTTGGTTGCTGTGGCCACCCATATATATTGGCCAGCAGTCGATATGATATTGCTGCTAAAGCGTAAGTACCGGATCTCTTGTCTTCCCAATGTCATGGCGGGAGCCACTGTTTCTATTAGGTTTTCTGTTGCGTGGTCCAGTAACAGGATAGACGTACCGAACGGACTACCAAGCAGGTTCACGTTACCCGGCAACTGCAATGCCGAGGTTATACGAAACGTTCCTGGTGGGAAGTATATCGTGCCATCTACCGCAGCGGCCGCAGTAATAGCCAAAGCGATAGACGTAGTGTCGTCTGTCGTTCCGTTGCCAACAGCCCCGTAGGCTGGGCTTGTTACATTAAATACTTGGAATGACGATAGTGTTCCAAGTGCCGTCGCTAGGCCGGTCGCAGCGCTATTGAATAGCACCTCGAAGTCATCAGCTCCCGCGCTGGTCTTCCACCGGTCCAGAATAGTTTGGAGCGATACGGGCTTATTCGCACCCGTCGCGCCGGTATCGTAATCCACACCGGTAAAGCTCGGCCCGACGTACTCTACCAATGGGGACGAAGTCATATCGGTAAAGAACCGCACACGCGCGCCAGAGCTGGCTTTCACATCGATATCGACCGATTCGTTTACGTATACCGTCGCGCCGCCGTTGACGTCGAGCTGCACATCGGTACCAGTCGACACCGCATTCGAACCGATATAGTCGGTGTAGTACGTCGCGCGAGAAGACGTGTCGCGCCGATATATCTCGGCCGTGCCGCTTTCGGCTCCCTTTACTCCAGATGCTAAAACAGAGATGAGATGCACAAGAAGCCTCCTATATCGAGATGACTACGCTTGATTTCGACTCTTCCGGATTGATGTAACCCTTACCGGTATTCGAGTACACGTCGGCACCGTTGAGGAGCGTCATCCGGGTTAGGGCGAAATGAAAGAAACCCGTGCCACCGCCGTCGTATAGACGGATCGCGTTGCCAGAGAAGCCCGTGCCTATGCCGCTGTCGGCAATCACGCTATCCATCTGAATGCGGTTGTATCCGTCGAGTACGCCTATAACCTGGACGGCATACTTTGCCGAAGCCCCGGCTACGATCTCCGTGTCGTTGATATCCAGGTTCAGCGTACCAGCGGCATATACGCCTTCCGCCGCTACGCCAACCGGCTCGAAGCGGCATCCGTTGACGCGGTACGTTGGCGTCGTTGTCGCGCCTACTGTCGCACCGAAATACAGCATCTTATTCGTGCCTTTGAACTTTATGTTGCGGAAGTCTAAGTAGTACGAACACGTCGCCCCGGAATACGAAATGACCGAAAACCCAGCGGCATCAATCGTGGCCGTTGGCGAGCCGCTACTATTGCCTTCGCCGACTATCGTAAGCGATTTCGTCATAGCCAGATCCGCGGCCAGAACTTCAGAATGGTCGCTTAACAATACGATGATATCCCAGTCAGAGGTAACGGCGTATGCAGCAGCTAGCGTCGCGAAAGGCCGGTTACGTTCCAATCCGTCATTGGTGTCCGAACCGCTTACGCTGCTAAGATAGAAAATATTCCCGGTGACGATAAGCGGCCGACAGGTTGCGAGAATATTCCCGGTTTGTCCGCCAATTCCATACGGTAAAGTGCTACTCATCTAATCAGCTCCATTGGGTTGGGTGTGAAAACGTCATCGTTTGCGGTGCGCTCTCGTTAGATAGGCCCTTGAGACCGCCCTTAAGTCTCTCGGCTTCTTTCGCTAGCCGGTCGCAGCGACCTGATGGAAGCGAGTTGGACATGGCCAGTCTATATGCCAGCCGCCATTCTAGGTATTCGGTCCAGGGTACCTGTAAATCTACCGTAGTATTGCCTGGAGACGTATCTGCAAATAGGCGGTTGATCTTGAGCCTAATCCAGCCAGTAATAGACGGAGGCGGCCAGACGAAGACGTTCAGTGGCACCGACATTCTGTAGACACAGTATTTTTCTGGATATCCGCGACTTTCCTTGTTGCTCAACACTTGCCACATGTTCAGGCTTATCGGCTCGACAAGATACTCAGAAGGAGCCTGGGTTATGTCGGTTACCGTAGAATCGAAAAACATCGCATCGCCAATGACGTCCAACGCATACGCAGGCAACGAGTACTGATGCACCCCGGCAACGATCGGAAGGTTATAAAGCACGACGGATCGCGCGAATAACCCTTCTGCATGCAAGCTGTCAAGAACGCTATCGAGCAGATCCCGGCCAAGCGCGAGTTTCTCCGGCCATCCCGGCGGACTGGTGCGCTGACTAGCCTCGATCAACCCCGCCTGCAAATAGGCAGTGAGGATAATCTGGTCAATCGTCTTTTCCGTACCGCGTGTGGTAGAGACTGTCATGCACGTTACCCCTAGCTCGGGAGCGTTGTCGCAAACGCCCCCGAGCGGATTATGGCAACGTTACGCGGACTCGGTGCCGAATAGCGCTGCTCTTTCTGCGATCAGGTTGGCAACGGCGCAGTTCCTTCCGAACTGTATGTTGCCTGGCGTACTGAAGGCGCCGGTTAGAGCGCCGGCGGCGTCGCTCAATACACCCATGAACAGGTCGTCAACCATGCCGCCAATACCAGCCATGCCGGTAATGGCCTGCTCGGATGCGGCCTTGTTGTTGCGCACGGTAAGCTCCTTTATCAGAATGTCCGTCGAAGCCGTGGTTAGGAACCGGATGGGTCCTACGGCAACCGCACTCGTTGCGCATACGATGACGTTGTCTTGCATCAAAAGACGATCTGCACCCACAAGCTGAAGCATGGTCGTGCATTCAGCAGCGGTAGCAGCGTAGAGACGGTTTCCAGCAAGGGTGAGATCATCGGCAGCCGCTGTCGTAGTAATTCCGATGGTCACTTTGTTGTTGGCATCCGTACCAGCCATGATCCGGTTGCCGATCAACGAGCACCCCTCAGCCGAAATCGTGATTGGGGCCGCGACGTTAATCGTGCCAGTTCCCGGCTCTAGCTTTAGAATGCAGTTCTGGATAGATACGTTTGCCACGTTTAGAAGGACCGTCGACAAAGCCGTGGTCCAGGTAAAGATAGGCCTAGCGTTGCCCGTGCCGATACCAATGATGTTAGTTCCAGCAACGAGATCGCTCCACGAATCAGCGGCCGCGATGTTTTCGGCATGCTCGGGCAGAACGAATACGTAGTCACCGCCGCCAGAACGGCATCTCTTAAGTGCCGCATTAACGGTGGTGACGAGGTTGTTCTTCACGTAGCTATCGTCACCGCTTTTCACGCCACCGGATCTGACAAATGCCGCTACGTTTGCGGTGGGAGGGATAAGAATCCCAAACCGCGTAGCCAACACGCTTTGATAGTTTCTGGGCATGTTATTGATACCCATGTTACGCCTCTACACAGTAGAAAGTGCGGTAATCAGCGCAACCGTCATCCCACCGAGCCGTGGAGCTGTACACCATGCACTCATGGGGCTCGTCGACATAGGTCTTGCCGCGTGGCTTGCGATTCCAAACCTTGGTAGGCCGGTTATCGCAATCCGTCTGTACCGCCCACTGAGTAGCGGAGCTGTTCCACCACGGGGTGGCTACCGGGTCGCCTTCGATACCGAGATGCGCCTTGGATACCACGTTGATCCCCTGGTACGTTTCGGGAGAGTCCGCGGAGCCCAAGATGCCCTTCCATACGGCCCACTGGTCAGCAGGACATACGATGCGCTTCGCTTGGTATCCTTCGATCGTCCCGTCATGGCCGACCATCTTCATGAGGTCCGTAACCGCCGTGCTAAGCGCGGTGATTGACGGGCTCAACGGGGTAGACATAACGTTAGACGCTGTGCCGCCATTAGGCAGAATATGCGAGGCACTCCCCAGCGGAAGGCCATCTGCCAGAGGATAACTCGTATTGAACATCCGGTTAAGAATGTCATGCGCGGTAACCTCTACGGTTTTCCAGACGGCACGCTTATTGCGCCGCGCCAAGTCGATCACTTCCTTGTACTTGCAGTCCTCGATCGCCTCTTCAGTGATGATCATCCGAAGCCCGTATTTATTGGGCATGAACCGGGTCATCGGACCTTGGAACATACCTGCCTCTGGCACCTCGGTACCTTCAGGAATCTGGTAAGCGTAACCAGGACCCGCATATTCTTGGTAATCCGAATACGCCCCGTCGATGGTTTCCTCTGCCATCCATTTGCGATAATACAGCCCGCTCTCAATCTTATCGGCCTTGTCGTCGATAATTCCATCGAGAGTTTTTTGTAGGGTTGCCGCGTTAGTAGATCTAAAAATAGTCATGGTTCATTCCTCTCTATATACCGGCAACAATCGATGCGGAAGCAGCCGAAGCAGCCTCGCCGATCTCGTTGAATTGTACGAGTAGTTTAACGTACGAGCCGGAGAAATCCCGGTTATGAACGCTACCGCTAATCCCAACAATGCGGCAACCAAGCGTGGCGGTATTCGCATGGAGAGATATATCCAGCATTGGATCTGCTGAAGAGTTAGTCGTATTACCGGGAACTACGAACTCAGTATTCTCGTGTACCAAAGCCTCGTAGGCCGCCTTGGTGGTAGCCGTAACCTTATCGTCACAATCGACTTCCCAGGTATAGGCACTCGCTGGCCAGCACAAGACATAGCCCCTGCGGGATTCCACGGTGCCCCAAGTGGTTTGATTGGGATAGTGCTTGCCTATCTTCATCACCCCATCGCCCGCGCTCCAGTACTGAGCCACGCCAGCGCATACCCACGACACGATAGTCGTAGTCGGTGCGACGATAACTCCACCTGTACTAACGTACAGTAGCGGATCGCCTGCGTTGATATTTACGCTACCGGCCGCTGAGACATCGTTTTGCCCACTGGCTACGGACATCCGTACCGGTGGAACGAGCTTGGCGCCAGAGCGCACGGCGTACGGTCGAAAGCCGTACAGATGCACATTATCAGCCATTGTTATTCTCCTCCATCAAGTGTTCCTACTGGCGGAGGGATGCGGACTTCGTGCTCTTCGATACGAATTCCCCGCCCCCCCGCGCGAATAGCTCTACTATCGGCGTCTTTGCGAGCACGCATACTATTGCGGATATTATCCAGCGTTTGCTGTCGATCCGCCTGTTGCCGCGCGTACTCGTCTTTGGGTATGGACATGATGACGTTACCTCGCCAGGTAAGCGGGTCGCCATCCTTACATGTGATGCCTGTGGTAAGATTCGGGCCGTCTTGGCGAGATTTCTCTATCTGATATCCTTCAGAGAAATACCTCTCAAGCGCCGTTTCGTCTTTGGCAAAGACCCCAACGTATCGACGCGTCGGATCTCCACCTACGATCTTGCCGCCGAAAGCCGTACCAGTAACATCCCTGGAAGTAGGCGGGTCTTTTCTTAAAACACTAGTCGGTTTCTTACGAAATCCTCCGTAATCGGCCATAAAACTTCATCCTTCTACATTCAGCGCCTAGTAGAAAGGCTCTCCCTGAAGTTTCGGGCCGACTTTAGGAGGTCTGCGACCGATCTGGCATGGTACTCGTCTGCTCAGTACGATAGCCGTAGAACTACACTAGCACGGCTATTTTACCTTGTCAACTAAATATTAGGTAGTGTATCAGTTTGCGGTGCATTACATCGATTAAAAGACGATGGGAAAATTAAAAAGGTTGGCAGGGGGGCATATCGGCTAAGCACTTAAAACAAAAACGCTTGGATTGGCGTCCAAGCGTTTTTACCAGGTGACCTGGTATAAAGGCCTTACAAGCTCTACAAGCTCTACAAGCTCTTTATACCACCGATACGATCACCTCGCAACCAATTCGCGTTTATGTATCGGAACCGCAGCGACGTCTTTATGTTCTGGGGATAAAGGCATGCATACTACGATAGGCCACATGCCCTCCCACATCAAAAAACTGGTCAGTCATCTCAAACTCCCTAAAAATCCAAACTGATACACTACCAAATATTAATGCGGCAACGGTATAACGGCGCTTTCGGTGCCCCACATTATGACAAGCGTAAGCGGAACTAATACAATGTTTTCGCCTACTTGTACCACTAGTTGTCCGCCTGCTTTGTCTACAGTTATTTTCGCGTTGGCAGGCACGCATTCTTTGCTAATGCAAACCAACGGATCGCGTGACCACGGAACCGGAATGGGGTAGATGGGTATGAACTGGTTAACGTTTATCATTCAGCACGTTCTTTCTAAATGCCTTGAAAGCTAATTCCTCATCGCCTAGGTATGAGTAGGCAGCACGAGCCATGATCTTCTCTTCTTTCGTAAGCGAAGCGTCGGTTCGTCGCGGGGTGTTCCCGCCATAGTCGTTGCCAAAACCAGAGAGCCGCTGCTTAGAGCCAGCGGAGTCCGTAGGCGTCCTGGGTTGCATCTTAAAAGCCACCCGAGCCTCGTCCATGACCGTATCCACCATGGACATAACTTCTTGCGCGTTCATCTCGTTAGGGGCTTTTTTTAGCGTTGCCATTTTCGTTTGGAACCTACCGTTGGCGTATTGTAGCGCGCGCTGATCCGACACCACATCGAAATGCTTTTGTCGGATGAACTCCAAACCCGGATTCTGTGAAGTCGCTGGAGCAGTGGCGTTAGGCGCAGACTCCCTGTTATTCAGCGCATGCTTCTTTGCGCGTAGCTCGAACTGTCTATCGTCCAGGTCGCTTGACTCTTTCAGATATCTCGCGTTATCGGTTTCCGACAGTTTACCGCTTTGGGCAAGCGCGTTGTATGACTGCAATAGCGTAATCTTCTTCTGGTAGGTATCGCCGATCTCTTTATCAATGCCGCCGGTAGCACTCTCTTCGAAACGTGACTTAGCCTGTCGCTCCACCTCGGCATATCGCTGCTCGGCCTGTAAGGCGCGAATCTCAGCCATGTGAGCGCGTTCTTCTGCTATCTTACGACTAGAGCGCTCTTCCTGTAGGAATTCGTCGTATCGACGCTGCTTTTTCTCTCTACGCGATAACTTGTCCGGGTCCGGATCGGCAGGAGTAGAGTCGTCAGAATCATCGTCGACAGAAGCCGGTATACCTTCCAACTCTTCCAGCGGCTTCACGTCTTCATCACTGAATCCAGGAGTGTTTAGGTTGATAGACATCTTATAAATCCTCTGCTATAAAAGGAACCGTGGGGTCCCATGTTTTCCCATTCTCATCAACGTACATGTGCTCGCGGCGCACATTGCCTTTGTCATCCGTTGTTTCGATACATTTGATACTACAAACGCCTTTACGAAGCGCGGTCATGGTATCCATGCTGTCTATTATATCGCCAGCTCGCAATACCACTAACGATATCGGATGGCCGTCTATACTGCCACGGTCTGAAGTATAAAACGCCAGCTGCACGAAATGAACCAAGTGACCGAAGTCCATCCCATTGCTACGAAGAATGTCCAGCCCTGCCAGCCCAATGCCTACGATAACGCCTATTGCCGCCGTTTTCGATTCTCGTAGCGCAACACTCTGCGGCTTTACTATACTGGTATCGCCATAGGTCTCTGTCTGTCCTGGCAATACCTGCCAGACGTGTACTCGGTCAAACGCCGAAGCCGTCTCGAAGGCTGGATCGGGTATAGCGTATTCCCACCTTCTTTTTTCCAGCAAAGGCGGCAGTCCCAAGGACCCCCTCTTCGCCATTTTAGCACGCATATCCTGCGCGAACTTGTTATTCAGCATCTTTACCCGTACCTTTCAGATCAGCGTATGCATCGGAATATGTCTTCCACTGACTATAATAAAAAGCCACCTTGGGATCGATGGTATCATGGCAAGCTCTTTTGAGAGCCGTAAATGCAGCGTTGGCCCTTTTACACATTTCGGCCAGGTGTCGCTGTGTTTGCGGCAATTCAAGCCACAAAGCTTGCTCGTATTGCCGTTCGTCTTTTTCAGTCGCTTTCATGGTTCACATCCCGGGTGATGCCACGGGCCCCGTTGGCGGCGGAGGCACGGGAGGCTGGATCGCCGGAGACGTCGGTGGAGGCGGCTCGGGACCAAGAAACGCGACCAGATCATTCTTTCCCATCGCTACCAGGTATTCCTTGATCGCCTTATAAATAAAGGATGGATTAGCCTGTAGCTGTGGAACTTGGAGCGCCATTTGCAAGATTTTCTCAGCGTCCATGATCTTCTGCGCCGTCGATGTGTATTTCATATCGGAACTAATTCTAACGCTATAGTCCCTCTGGTAAAGCTTCTTGTCGATTGTGTACTGCGTCTGTCCAGCCATGTGGTTATTTACCATGAATATCTCTTCGTCATCCATGAAGTAACTATTGAGCCGGGCGTTATTCCGCCCTAGTTGCTCTACGAACCACGCGAATTGCCTGGTACTTACCGAGAGCAGCTTTGTGGCCTGTTCGAGCCTGGTGTTTTGACCGCGCCATGTCTCTCCACTCTTGCCCGGCTCTCCCGACAGAACGTCGGGAGACTGGATAGACGCCTCACCCTTAGCGAGAAGCATGTCGATTAGCTCGCGAAGCTGAGGGTTCGCTTGCCCCGGATTCATACGCATGATATGCTCACTAATTGGCTGGCCAGATAGGCCCGACACCTGGTTGATTACCATGGGGCCGATTTTATACCCGTTCTTAAAACTCACCTCATCGGTAGTCAGCAAGGGATTGCAATTCCCTAGACTTGCCGAGTCGATATATTGAGTCAGCAGTTGGTTAGCGGCGATGTTATAAGGCGCGACGATGCTACCGTAGCCAATCCCATATACTCCGCTCAGCGATTCTATGCATACCTGATGCGAAAACATGTGAACCGGCTCGGTCTTCTTCGGTACTGGAGTTTCTTCGTCGTCATCTGGGTTCTTCATCCATGCCGGAGCAACGGGAGGCAGCGTGTTGGGAGAGGTAGCATCCATTATGTCCAGCACACTAGATTCCGGATTTCGCTGTATATCCTGCTTTTGCTGCAACAGCATGTCCATCGACAGGTTATACTCGCGCTTCGCCTGCCTATAGTTCGCAAGCTCATCGTTTTGCATGTCGTAACGAATTACCTCGTCCCATGGCACTTCTTCGAATATGGATAGCTGCATGATCGTGCCAGTGGAGTTGTCTACAAACGCTTGGATAAATCTCTGTCGGTTCTGTTTCGGTAGCTTCTTCCACCCTTCATACTGCAAGATGGTATGTGGCGCCTTGGTGATCTCATCAATTGCAATCCCGATGTTTTTGGCGTTTTCCCGCGCCATTTCTAGCTCGGGCTCGCCTATCCATGACGGGCTCTTTCGGTCGATCACGTCGTCAATGCCGTACCAAATACCGCGCATGGCCTCAAGAGAATGGACATACATGCGAATCAGCTTTATCCGATAAGGGCAGTCCGACAAATCCGGCATGGTAGATACGGCCGCGAACGGAATTATGAAGTCATCCATGGTGAGTATTTCATGGCGATTCGACCTCCGCTTGGGGTCCCAATACGAATCAGCCATGACATCGCCAAACAGGTAGAAGTGCAACAATCCGCGTTGCATTTGCCGGGGGAAATCTTGAATCTTATACACAATTTGCCAATTCTGATGTAGCGATATCAGCTCGGCCTTTTCCACGTCATCGGGACCCAACGGAACCGCTGCAAACACGGATGACCAATCTCCGAATAACTCCGCACAAGCACGGCTTTGTAAACGCGATACGCTCTCCAGCAATACGGTTAGCCCTACCCTTGCCATATCCTCATACTCTTTTTTGCGCTTCGGGATTTTCCCTGTGAACAAATCCCATTGAGTCTTTCTCTTCTCGCGCATTTCATCGCAAGAACTCCAAGCTTCATCCCGATCGGACAGGATCTCGTTAGACAGCTCCTTTAGAAACGCTTTCCCCTCTTCATGCTCCATGAACACGGGAACCAGGTTGGGCTCTTCGTCTGAATATTCCAACTCCGCTACCTGGCCATCATCATTCGAGATATCCGTATCCGTAGCTATCGTCGTTCTTTTTTCCATCGTCTTCCTCTCTACCAATTCCCTGAGCCTCGCTCAGGCTAAGACCAACGTTTCCTTTTGATGCGTACGCACACGCGTACAGTACGTTATCGTGCCAGTGGTCCTCTCCGCCATGTGCCGGTTTATCGATGTCATCCGGATCAGTACGTATCGAAGGTATAGTCATGATGGTTTTCTGGCACGTATTGAATACCATATATCCAGGAAGCCTACCATCTCTGCTATGGTCTGTCAGCCTGGCCATAAACAGCTCCGCGTTGCGTTTGGAAGATTTCTTGTTTGCGGGTACCCACGCCACCCCGCGTTTGGCCATAGCCGCGGCCTTCGAGTAAGATCGATCGCCGCGTTCTTCCCATAGCTGGGTATCAGCGGGTCCAGTTAGCAAAGACCGTCCGTTTTTGACAAAACCCATCTTTCGCTCGATATCCTTGATCTTGTCGGCCACTTCCACATCTAACTTCAGCACGAACGTAAGCTCATAAACCTGGTACATATTCCCATCGTGGTCCAAGGCGTACCAATGCACACAGCCGGGTGTCTTGTGTCCCCAGTCCATAGCGCGAAACAGCCGGTAGTCTCTGGGCAAATTGAATGGTTCGATAACATGAATCGATGGGTTCCAGGCGTCAGAATAAAAACTTCCCGCCGTAACGTACCAGTCGCCGTATAGCCTTGATCTTACGATGTATTGAGGCTTGAACAGTAGCTCTGCCTCATAATCCTTCACGAACTGCTTGTCTGGATTATCGTACAGTGTCGCAGGTAGGTATATCTTAGTACGCTTTATCAGCTCGCCGTCTTTGTTTCTTTTAACGCTAGTTAGAATCTTTCGCCCCGCTGGGAAAGGATCTACGAATCGGCGGCGTACCCATAACGGATCGGTCCTAATCCCCGAGTCCAGATTGTTGGCAATCACCGGATTCGACATGGAGCGTATTTTGAACATCAGCCGCAATACCGGGTCTGATACGCGCTTCCGGCTCGTGATCAAGTCGTATTGCTCTTCCAGGATTTCCACCAACTCATCGAATGCGATGTGGGTATACTGTTGGGAATCGTATGAATGCCAGTCTCCGGGATTGCGAACGTGACCAAACTGATACCGATACCCGGAAGGGAAGGTATAGAGGAGATGCTTCTGGTGGAACTTGACGCGCGGCTCGATAGCCTTGAACAGTATATCCGCTCTAGCAAGCGTCTGTAACAGACGGGGTTCTGTACGCCGAATGTGCAGTGCCCACCCAGCGGATTGGCCCCATTTTATATGGTGTGGATGTTCCGGATTGGCGCAACGCTCATTCTCAACAGCAATCTGTAGAAACGGGTCCATCGTTAAGCACAGGCTTTTACCGGGACCGGCCGCCCCGGCTCCTAAGGCTTCGTCTACTTTCAAATTATGGTACATCATGCCCCATGGCGAGGGGGTGTAGATGGCTGGATCTACTGGGAAGGTGTTACGAGACACAACTTATCCAGTTGCTCCCGTCTGCTATCAGCAGGTATCCCTTGCTGTTGGTCATGCTGATGCCTGTTGCGCCGTCAACGGTGCATCCTGAAGGCGCGCTAAGTAAATGCGCAACGGATGTTTTGTTTACAACGATGATCGCACGTGGGTTCTGATTGGCGTCAGGAAGCACTATCACCGCACCAGAGGGAGTGGTCGATAGCATTACAACGATCCAATCCGTAGACAGACAGGTGTAAGCGGTATTTACCAGGGTTACGTCACCGAACATGCCGTTAAGCAGCCGGCGGACTTCCGATAATACCGGTAGAATCTCCTTCGCTACCACGCCCACAACGTTACTCGGAGACACGGTTGCGCCAGACAGGCTTTTGGTTACTCTTCTTTCCATAATAGCTCCAAAGCTTTCATAATCGATTCGAACAGCTCTATTCTGACTTGTTTATATTCCGGATGCTCGCCAGCGAACGTAGTTACGCCCGACTCTATCCACCGGCGTTTCTTTTCTTTCTCAATCCCTTCCCATGACTCGTGGGTACGTCGCATTCCCAACAAAGACATAAGCGCCGTGTCCGCTGTAAATGCGATTCGAACCATGAGCGCCTTCGGGTATTTTCTCAATGTCGCATCGTCGTTATCGATCTTCCAAATCACGTCCGAGAATGGTACCCGCTGCTTTATACCATCTAGGCGTTTGAACTCCACGTATCGGATTCCCTCTATCTCAATCAATTCTCCATCGGTACCGTTATGGATATTTACGCACTTCATTTTGAGTTGTCCTCCACCAGTAGTTCTTCGAAGATTTCCGAATCTTTTCCGGGGTCGATATGTTCAGCGGTTGCTCTATATCCCGAAGTAGACTGTTCTCCATTCGCATTTCCCACCATAACTTGCGCTTGAGCCTTGATCCAATCCCCCATGACAGCCCTGGCCAAAGTCATACCATAAGGAACGTTCTGCCCATTTGCCCAGGCGGCCTTTGCCACACGGAATCTCTCTTGTGCTATGGTTGGGCCGTATTTCTCCACCCAACTACTTGGTGGGGATGTCATCTCCGGATCGATCTCTGCGAACGCTAGGGCGTGCCCCATTACCCTTGCGCTTTGCGACACGATGCCCGCCTGTATCTTCATTAGCTGTAGGTTTTTCGGCTTCGACAGTGCCTTTTTTTTCGTCATATAGTGTAACTCCCGGTAGGCATATGAAACACGTCGCGTCCATTTCCATATAACCTGCTTTTTTCAATATTCCCTTAACTCCCTTATATCTTACCAGCGCAATGATGCATTTACCAACTATCGCGGCATGAATCTTAAAACACTCGGCCATAAACAAGCTGGCTTTATACGCATCACGCGGATTTGCCGCCGGGTCGTAGGTAGCGCCTTCAGCAAAAATGAATGGGCCCTCGCTGTCATATAGTACGGTACCAGCGATGAGCTTCCCCTCATGTTCAATAAACACCACTGACTTGGATACGTATGGAGGGTGTGCCCCTCTCGCTTCGAACCACGAGCAAAACTTGGCCCATCTATCGGGGGTGTAATTAACTATTTGCATAGACAACTTTCCGCCGCATATTGTTACGTATGCTAAGAGCACGGCCGTGGAAGAACACGAGATACACAGCACACGATGTAATGGAATATCTTGGGATAAGCAGACGCAAGCTATGCAAGCTTTTATCCATACTAGACATAAGCGTTGCTAAATACAAGAGTCCCGTATTTTCCCATGCGCAGGTTGAGAAAATCATGATAGCCCATCTCGTACTTGCGTCAAAACACGCTCGACGCGGCGACGTGAGATCGACCGTCAAACACATGATCAAGGAGCACCTCGCTTCGGCACTGATTTCCGACACCTATGTAGAGAATAAAGTTCTAGTAGCGTGTAAGGCGCGGTCTGTTTACCGCAGATGGCAAAACCGGCAATAAAAAACACTTCGCCGTTAGGATTGGGATTGGGGTCGATTACAACAAGCTTGGTAGGGGTCCTTACCACCTCCGTTTGTTCACCACACAACCGGCAGCGAGTCTTCCTACGACCAGGTGTCAGGTTTATCTCCGATTTCATAACGCTACTTTTCTTTCTCGATTTCCATCTGAAAACCAAGGGTGTTTTTAGTGCGGGCGCCACATTCGTGTATTCTATAGCCGCGCGACGCTCCTATCACCGTAGCCTTGTCTTCCATGGATATCTGGTAAACGGATGCCGACATGTAATCGAATGCTACCTTTTCTCCGTTGTGTTCCGCATACCTTATTCTGGCTCCACAAGAACACTTCGACTCGGTTTCACTGAACTTCATTTTTTATTCACTTCCCGTTTAGAATCCATTGGGCATCATCTAAACGTTCACTCGCTAAAACCGCCCATTGCTCTACACAACCAGCGCATTTAGATTTATATCCTTCTCCCGCTACCAGGTATTTACATTGCCTATCGAATCCATTCGAATCGGATGGGCATCGGTGACCGCCATCAGCTACTACCCACTCTGCTAGAATTCTCAACGGTGTTATGTCGCTCATTTTCCTCCTAACTAGCGATTACTGCTCTATCAAAAATAGTTCGCTCACTTCGTTTTTGATACATTTCTTGCAACGCTTTTGTAACATGCGTGTAGAAGATACTTTTCTAAAATACAAACCACACCAATATCTTTCCGGAAAACATCTCGGAGGGAGATTGGTATATTTGAGATATCTGCATCCGTTACAGTGAGTATCGCTACATACTATGTCAATTTTAACTTGTCTTTTTCTAGCACGGCTCATCTCGCCTCGCTCGCTTTGATTCGTTTTGGCGGTATCGCCCAAAAATAATTTGACCATCGCATAACAAGCACCCACCCCGCCCGAAGCGCTCGGTTGGTATCCATTGACCCTCCAAAATGATCCGCGCTCGGTAAAGGGTCCGGAATGTTTCCGGCAAGGAACTCATCTGCAAATACCTCGTATAGTTTCCACCATTCCGGATCGCCATGCAGCGGCTTATCAAACGTACTATCCCTAATTGCCCTGGCTCTAGCACTGTCGGCTCGGAACACGCTGCAATAGCGCGTCATGATGGCATCCATAGACTTCCCCTGTCGCTCGGACTGCTTTCGCAGCACATGGACGATAGCGGCCGGTTCGAGGGGGTGAGGACACTGGTCGCATTCGGCTCGGATGCATTGCACCAAGTGAAGCGCGGTCTTGTCCTGGCCTTCAACGATACGGCATATCAATCCGATAGATATACATACGGCAATCAATAGCCATATCAACATCAACCACGGATTATCGAAGATTTTCATGGCTTGCCTAGCCTCAGGCATTCTTTGGTTTTTAATAGCGACCAGTCCGGACCCACACGTATTACTTCCGGTAGCATGCCTAATACTCTCGGCAATAAACAGAACGGCTTGTCGGATCCCGCTAGTGTCTTTTTCATCGACACCCATTGGCACGTTTTATCACCGGACTTACAGCTCACCGGATCATCGCTGATTTCTATTTCTATTTTCATTTCAATACACCTCTAATGTTTTTTCCCACAACTCTATAAGCTTTTTATTCATTCTATCAACCTCTTTCCGTAGGTCTTTGTTTTCTTTCACGAGTAGATTGATCTCGGATGTTTTGATGCGATCCTTCATCAGTATTTCATCAATCCGCGCGACAGCGCGTTTCGCCGTATCTTCCGCATTCTCAGGTCCATCCGCGCCGATAGCTTCTATTAATATTTGCGCTATCGTTCTACACCTATTTTCCGCTGTATTGTTTTTCATGTTCTCACCAATCCCGGTTTGATGCCTTTCTTCATTATCGTTTCGGTTCCGAGGATATCTCGCAACCGCTTGATTGCAACGGCGGTTTGTTGTAGATCAATATTGCCGTGGTTGATTGCACGCTCGATATCGACTAATAACGCTAGCATGAACGCGTGCTCCTTTTCCAATCGCTGAATACGGTCAGCGTCTACTACCTCAAAAGATTCTATGTTCATCTGTACTTATCCTATGGCGTATGTATTATAACCGTATTTGGCTATCAATACCGCTTCCGCTACATTGTGATCGGCGACGGTTTGCCTAGTCTCTTTAGATGCTATGGCTATCGCCAGTTTCTTCGCCTGCTCTTTAGGCATCCCATTCAATCCAAATGGTTTGCGCCACGTTCGTACAGGAACTTTAATGAGGTTATACCCCTGGGGCTCAAACCGTTCGATTTCTTGTAGCCATTTGCCGCGCTCCTCACCCATTGCCAAAACGGATTTCGTTCCCATGCGCTTCCCATTTGGCAGGTATAGCGAAGTCCAATCCTCCATAACGATAAGAAGTTTTCTACCATCGTAGGTTTCGGTTCCAAAAATATCTTGGAAAGCCAGGTGTACAACCATCCTACGCTCGCTAGCTGTCTCTACGCGTTCCAACTGCCAACAACCGCTAGCCAATAAAGCCGTTCCGCTGATGCGACCTGAATCAATTCCTAATACAGCTGTGTAATCTTTACGCTTGTATTTATCTGGTTTTGTTTTCATAGCGCCTTACCTCCATGCCGAATCTCGCGGGTTTTGTTGTAGGCCATTTTCTTTTGGATAGCTTCTTCGAAAGGTTCCCACGATTTATTCATAATATGATAGGCATAGAAACAAATCATTTCCGTGAATAGCGCCAATTGTGTTTCCACCCCATGCATATCATTTCTGCGAAGGTGTTCTACGGTGTCCGAAACCATGTTATGCGCCATGCAGAGCGTATCGGGCGAACTGCCTCCATACTCTAACAACACGTCCACCGGCGTGCCTATTTTCATACCCAAACGCTCCCTAAGGTCTAAGGCACGAAACAATACATCTGCTAATTCAACAATCACTCCTTCTGGTTTATCTGGATTATCTGGTTTGTAATACAGACTATAATGTCCATACGACCACTCGTTATATGCCTCTGAAATCTCCGAGTGGATCAACGCGAGCTTAGCCGCGAGGATGTCGGGACATGGATCTTCTGGAGTTAATGCGCCGCCATAACGAGACATCTTTTCTTTCCAATAATCATATTTCCACCACCATTCAAGGTCGATAGCTGTTTGATGTACTTCGACCGCTAGCTTTTTTAGGTTTGTATTCACCGGCACATCTCCTTCCAAAGCCGGCGTATTTTAATAACCTGTTTTTTATCAACGATCCATCCAGATTTACCAAGGAAATACATCGCGTAGTCAACATTCACAGCGTTGACCGCTTCATCAAGATCGCTTCTAAGAAATTCCGGACGATACTCTCCGTTATCCACATAGTCATAAACGAATACAGCGTTATATATTTCGATAGCCTCCTCAATAGTAGGAGTCCGGTGGGCTTTCACCACACGGGGAGCAGCGCTGCGGCTTGATTTGTCGGTTTTACTTTCAATCACTCTACAGCTCCTATTTAAAACTGAGGCTTGTTATTGTCGTACCATCTTTATTTTTGCTGCTCTCGGGAACCATTCTCTCGGACTCCGGTGGGCGGTGCTGGATTTGAACCAGCGTATGGTTTTCACAAATAGGTTTACAGCCTATCTCCTTTACCCGCTTGGATAACCGCCCGTTATGCGACACCACTTTCACATGATATCCTTAACTCTGCGTTGTATTGCTCCCGTAGACACGAACGGTATTTCGAAGCGAGCAGTAGGATCGGTTCTAAGCAGCTTCCTCCATGCCTTGAATTCGGGCTTATGCCTAGGCGGTATCACCCAACTACCGCCCGATCCACCAAGCGGTCGACCTCCACCGATGAATTCCCGAAGGTAGGGGTTTTTCGTCGTATGGCCTGGCACCGTATGGGCAAGAACTCTACAATCCACGGCTCCGACACGACACAGCTCGTCTCTAAGTCTATCGGCGAAGCCTCCGTCACCTCCCAGTGGTTCGGTTTCATCCTGCTTTTTTTTTCCAATTGTGCCACCGGTCGAACAGCAGTAGAGCCCGACAACGACGGATGTATCTTGGAGGTTTGTTCCTATACTGTGTGCCACAGCACATACATCTGACAACGATATCCCCAACTGAATGCCACTCTCCCATCCGTGGCAAAAGAAGAACACCCCGGTAAGCCCCCACATATCCACATCGTCTAAGACGTGACGTCTCATTTCACGCTTGCTTTTATGGTTATCTATTATCCTAAGGCATTCCGAATCTATGTGATGTAGTTTGCGGAAGGCTTCTGCCTCGCGCATGAATTCGGCTGCATCGGATTTTTTCGTATTGTGCATAGGCACGAATATCATGATGTCTTTACGCATCTATCCTCCTTGAAAAGCGTGTCATTTCCCGGCATTTGTCACAGCTGAAGTATTCGCGTTCCTCATCGCTCATGGCCAGCCAGATCACATCCATCTCATCTCTGATATACTCCGCCGCCAAGTTGCCCTCAGCTTCTAGCTTCTTGACGAGTTTTTCTCTGTCCACGTATCGTTTTACCGTTGGGGTCATTCTGGCCTTAATAATGCGGAGCTGAATGGCGACAGTAGGCGGTTTGGTTTCGCTTTAGGAGAACGTGCTCTGAAGATACGCTGATAATTGTGGGACAATTGTTGGTTTTGCTTTCCATCGCCATCCGGCTCCGTAAGTAAGTAGTAGCGGATTAGTAATATCAACGCAACTTATATCGACATAGCAGCGAAATAAATATTACCTGGCATTGACAATTGGCGGATTAGTAATAAGATTTGGGTTATGGAAGACGAAACATTAGAAAACGAACCAACGCTAATAATCCACTTCGGTGTACCAACAAGTATAAAAAGCACTTCTCTTCGATGCTCTTGCTGTATCCACTGCGAAGACATTACTGACAAACTGAATACCAGTAGGGGACCCAAGAGAAAAATCGGTAGATGCTTAAAAGCTCCCCCCAGTATCTCTAAGGAGGATACTCTTGTTTGGTCTGACGACTGTTATTGCGGAGAGTTCAAACTAGTAGAAAAACCGCGTAGGATGCTTACTGACAGAGAAAGGGAGGCATGGTTCAGAAACGTGGGAGCGGCAGGCAAATGCGATCCTTCTAGGGACAAAATGGACCCGCCAAAGTATTGGTAGGAGTAAGCATGGAAGACAAAACAGCAATCTACAAATGGGTCATGATATTCGGAACGCGAAGTAGCGAAGGCGGCGAGTTTCACTACCAAATTCACCGCGAAGATATCAAGGAAAACGGGTTGTATGACGACTTCGATTCCGCCTACAAAGCTGCTTTCGACAAACTGCGTGACAACCCCAGCCTGCTAAGAGAGCACTATCAGACGGTGCTCATCGGAGAGATCGACACCAATTACTTCAGGCACGAATGTTCTCACCCGTGTCGTCTAAAGCATCCAACGACAAGAATATCGTTCAGGAGGATTACGGTCCGAGATCCGTATGGTAGGGGCGGTAAAGCGGATGATGTCATGATAGATCTCAACGGCTTTCTCGGTTTCGCGGGAGACGAGTTTATTACCCCTCGAATAACCGTAGCGGAGATTTTAAAGAAAGAAGCGATATGAAATACGAACCAAACCGTTTATTGATATCCTGCGCCGATGTCATACAAAAGACGGCCGCGGTGATTGCGTCAACCGACGACACTGACGAAACGCTCCCAGACAAACGTGCGCTTTTAGACGCCATCTACACACATCTGCTTGTTCTGAACGATGCCAAGGGTGCTTTGCAAATAGAGATTATGAGGCTCTATTACAAGCGCGGAAAGTCCGATAATGCCGAAACTAACCGATAATCACCGAAAGAAGTTTTTAGCCCTGCGCAAGTCGCAGAACGTAACGCAGCGTGAGGCGGCAGAGTCCGTAGGATGTTCGCAGACGTCGATCTCGTTGTTCGAACGCGGGCTATTGGATTTCGGGGAAGCGAAGTCCGCCATGGTGTTAGAAATACTTTCTGACGAAATTAACTAGGACCGCTGGTATCGTAACTTAACAGGTATAGCACCCGCCCTGTAAGCGGGATCATCTCGGTTCGAATCCGAGCGATACCTCCCTACCTCGCCCCAATACTTTGTATCACGTGGCCACAAATGATACGCTCGGAAACGGCAAGACGGAAGCTATGGCTCGCCGTTTTGTTCAGTGGTCTTTGCTTTTTTCAAAGCCGCTAACTCGCGCTTTATACCAGCTAAAAAGTCCTGTAAATATCTCAGCATTTCAGCGGGCGTACTTGTCATGGCTCAATCTTTCTCCGGAAGATACGCCGTAACGTAGCAGGCTGTTTCAGCCAAGGCCGCCAACTCATCGATTGACATCTCCTTAAGCTCAGCGTCCGAAGCGTTAATGAGTTTAGCACGCTGGGCCTCGCGGTATTTGCGAACCCGTTCTGGTTTTGACCTTTTCCGTTCTAATTTCATTGCTAAAATAGCTAAAACCTCGGCTTCGGTTAGGAGATCGTCGTCCGAAACCTCAATGGTTTCAGCAGCATGCTGGGCAAAAACGGAATCCATAACCTCTTGCGCCAACTCCTCACCACCTATTTCGCGTGCTAAGTCAGCCAACATGGGAATCGACTTACCCGGAGCAGTAGAACCCGTTTCTTGCGCGGTTTCATCGTCAAGCCCTTTGAACGTGGTACCCCATCCAGAAGATGAAAATTTGCTTGTCATGACGCCTCGCCTTCCGGGAGATCTGCGTCCGAAACGTCAATGGTTTCAGCAGCATGCTTGGCTTCTCGGGGTTTTCGTAACCGTTCCCATAACACGTCTCGTTGTTCCGGTGTCAAAGGTCTTGATTTTCGAGCCTTGTTCCCAACTGCCCTGGGATCTTTTTCAAGCCACTTCAAATCCGGCGCTTGCTTCCTATATAGCTTCCAGGAGTACAGAGAACACTTTGTGTTGCCGCAATCAGATTTACCATCTACGTATCCGCCCATACAATCGTGGCATTTGGCTAAAATAGCGTTGTTTTGTGTAGGTTTTGCCATAAATCACCTTCTTGAGGTTATGAGCCCACGGGCAAAGGTGGCAAAACCGTATAATGAAGCGGTATCCCTTACCCGCGGACTCATCTCCTCAAAAATGAAGTTTGCTTCATTACGTTTTGCCATTCAAGAAGCTTAGCTCACCCCAAAAACGAAGTCAAGCAACATTACAAAATCTCAGGGAGATCTCCCCTACAAAACGGAGACGAAAAATCGAACCGCATAGATTGTACGCTTCGATGTTTCAAGCTCCTCGGATCTGCGTTGTCTTCCCAGGTTTTTTTTTTTTTCTGGGCCGTCAGCCGTGTTCTAGAACCACCCGTCGCGCCGATTTACACCAAACTGACAAATCGTGTGAGTTGATGTAGGGAAATTGTTCCCGAGGCGGCTTGGTTGCATAGGGTGAGCGGATGTAGGTAAATGTGAACCACACCCCCTTGCATGCTATGCTTAGTATTAAGCTTTACTAGCTTTAACCTAGGAAAGCAGCAAGGAAGTGTTTGCAATCTTGAGGAAATGTAAGCATTAAGCATAAGCATTTAACCTAGTCATCCTATACATAATTAACTTACCTAGTTAATCATTATTATTAATACATGGTCAAAAACGTAACATTTGGAAAATCTGTACTATCGTGATTTAATTTTTTTACCCCTAAACCCCTAAAGTTCGCTGGGGGGTGGCCCCCGACCAATGGGTACCCCGGCTCCCCCCGGGTTTTGTCCGGCCGGGCATTGCACGTTTCTTGCACAGTGATGAGCCTGAGGCTAGCGCGTGACGTGTGAGCAGCGTTGAACGCGGTAGCAGTGATGAACGTAGCGGCAGTGTTTGGTGTAGCAGGTGAGCACGATGAACTTATAGGCAGTGATGTCTTTTTGAGCAGCACTGTTTTAGGACATAGGGGTACCTGGGTTTTGCTGGTAGGCACGACCGGGTTTAGGCGCTACACCTACACCGACTTACTGAACGGCGATATAATAGGGGTGATAAAGCGGTTTGTGGCGTGACACATTGGTAGGAGTGGCCGTTTTGGACAGTGGTGTGCAACGGGTTGCGCAGTGTCTGGTTACGGATGGGCAGGTGACAAAATGTCACACGATGACGATTGAAGCGGAGATACCACGCCGTGGCAATCCATTGACCGACTTAGGCAATCCATTGACGAACACCACTAGACCACTACAGGTTGTGCCAGACGGCGCGAAATACTACAGGTGGTGGTGCCTTGGAGTGGAGGGGGCGAAGAGGGGATGGCCAACCACAACGCTGACACCGAGCAATGTAACAGTGGTATTAGGTCATAGCAGTGATTGTAGATTAAAGACTACGTGCAAAGTCCACTGCACACTTTAGGGATTCTGTTCACTATAGTTTAGCGCACGTTTTTGCACAGTTGCACAGTGGTACGCAACTTTTAGCCAGGCTTTGGCCTAAATGCCAGATTAGCGTGTAATTACGGGTACTTACGTGGTACGCAAGATTTAGCGTAAGGTGACGTTATTTGTCACCGATTTAGCGCAGTTTATTGCACAAGTTATAGGGTATTGATGGGGTATTTATGTGTTTTGGCGGGTTATTGAATTTGGCACGTCTGATGCAATGCATATGGGCATGGACAACGCGATGAAAAAAATAGTGGACGGACGTAGCGCGAACCAGTGGGTCGACGGGTGGACGGACGTAGGGAGGCTCACTGAGGCACTGCTGGTCCGCGCGATTAGGAGCGTAGGGCGTGGCGATGCGGGTAGGATAGAGGCGACCAGGGCCCTGGAGGGAAGGCTAGCAGAAATGGTATCGTTGCGCGAGTGGCACGAGTGGCACGAGCGCTAGGAGGGACATCATGGACAACACAACGAGAATAACGTTGAACGATATTAGCCGTGAGGCACGAGCAGCTAGAGCGGCGGTAAAAAAGAGCCAGCCAGGGAGAGAGCTGAAGTTTGGTGCGCCGTACGTGGTAGCCAAGGGAGACCGATTGCAGCTAGTGGTCGAGTACACGTGCTTGGACGACATCGACGGCCGATTAATGGAATTATCCTACACGGTGGCACTATGATGTTGAACGAGGCCGAGAGAGCGTACATGGATGCGCGTAGGGCGTGGGCTCAGAGACAGATAGCCCACGGGGATTTGCGGATTGCGGCAGTGCGGTACTACGACGCGCGGATTGCGTACCAGATTGTTGATGAGATTGGACCAACGATTGTGGAGCGAAGGAAGGCACAAAATGATAAATAACGTATTACTAATAGGCAGCATTGTGGTAGCGGTATGGTTGTCGGCGATGAACGCCAACGCGCAAGAGCCGAGTGTTACAGATTGCGCGGACTTCGTGCTTTTCGCGACTGGCGATTATGAGGATTCTAGCGACCAGTGCGAGCTATCCGAGGGCTCACTCAACCCGATGGTTGCGCAGTGGCACGAGGACAATTGCTAAAATGCTGACCATAAACGATTACGAACGACAATGCCTAGAAAAGCTCGGTACTATTTATCGAGACCAGCGCATGGATCAGACAGGGGAAATAAAATGGAAAAATCATCGCAACCAGTGACACTGAACGCGATCCGGTGGATTACCAATGTTCTGGTAGATGTGATCTATCAGTATGGCGGCGGTATTGACGCCAGCGCGCGAAATGACATCAACGAGGCGTTACGACTACTATCGGAGGCGGATAAAAAAATCCGTAGAGAGGGGGGAAGGGGAAAATGAAACCAACATTGAAACAAACTACAGTTGCAGTAACCGAATTGCTCAACAACTACCTACCCGAGGGTGAGGCAAGGGAGCGAGCTAACAACGTTGTGCAGCCGGTATCACTAGGGGGCGGGGTAAGCTACGAGTATATTTACGCCTCACTCAGCCCTTCGCGAACTGACAACGGCATCACCGACTATCTAGCTCGGAGACAAGCGTCCTTCGAAGCTGCGAAAATCCTAATCGCGTATCAATCGCGTACGTTCAACGCGGCTTGGGTGGGAATTCAACAGCTTGGATTCTCGCGCGATGAGGCATCACAATGGCTGACAGATCGTAGATATTACACCGAATAGAAAGGATAAGTAACATGCAATCAATAACAACGAAACACCTATCACCAACTAATCAGCGCGGAAAACGCGTCAAGGCAACCTCGTCCAGCGGGGAATACATCATTTCGAGAACCATCTACGCGCCGCGCAAGCACTGTGCCGTAAGCACAAGTGGTGCGCCGACTGTATAGCCAGTGGTACGCGGGACGGTTTCATCTTCGTGGTGTACCGACTGTACAGCGATGATCGACCCCGCAAGGTGTGGGTCAAGGCACGGGTGCATAAGGTCGGGCGTTTTCCCGCGCGCAAATAGCTTTTGGCTTGACACAATATTACTAATACAATAGAAGGAGAAATAAGATGGAAAAAATCAGAACAGAGAGACAGTATCGGGTGAAGATGAGTGATGACGGCGGATCGAGCGAGACAGAGGACACGATGATCCCGGAGGGGACCGAGTCGGAGCAGGATGCAGCGGCTCAGGACTGGGCGCGAGAATCGGCCGAGGACTGGGCGCGAGAGGGCGAGTGGGGCGATGATGGAGCAATGGTACGCGTGTACTACACCCTATCGGATCAGTGCAGCGAGTGGCCGCGTGATAGCGTAGATGTAGAGATCGAGCCCGCCCATGCGGAGCTAATCCGCGCCGCTGGCGGGGATACCGAGTGCGAGCACGAGTGGACATCCGAGGGTGAGGGCGGATGCGACGAGAATCCGGGAGTGTGGAGCACGGGCGGTACCGCGCTGATGATATCCGAGCATTGCGAGATCTGCGGGCTGCGCCGCACTAGGCATCTCACCGGATCGCAGCGTAATCCCGGAGAGCACGATACCGTGGAGTACTCAGTGCCAGCCGCCAACTAATCCCCCTACGCGCGAGAGCCTTGCTTCGGCGGGGCTCGCAACGGGTAGATGGATTCAACCGGCCGCGAGGCCAGAGGAGAAAGAAAATGGGGAAATAGATGAAAAACAACGTAAAAAGAACAGAACGTGGGTGGGCAGGACATTTTATTTGCTCCAATAGATGCAGGTTTCGGCGCAACACGCTGCTGGAATACAGAGATATCAAAATCGTTGTCAGCAGCGTCGGTTTGATGGTCTCAGACGGTAGTCATTCATTCGACATGATAGGAAGCGAACGATATTACGAGACCATGGCTTTTCATGCTGACCGCGACGATACGCGCTTTTATGACATAGACGTGACGCGCGAAGTGATCTTTAAATCCCCTTGGCAGATAGGAGAAGTAGACGCCGACGATAGGGCGAACGACATGCACGAAGCTGTCGTCGCTGAAATCAGAGAGATGATGATTGATGAAAGGATAGAAAAATGAAACCAACGACGTGTGTTTCTTGTACGCTAGACACCTCAGCTCTCCAGCCGACGGCGGGACTAATGATTGTAGATTCGTGGATAAACATACCAGGCTGGGATACAAGGACTACCGCGCTCTGGCGCAGATATCAGCGGGGAATACCGGATACACGCCAGAAGGTTTCGAAAAGAATCTCCTCACCTCGACAGCTAGCCCATGGGGATGGATTTTTGTGCTTGAATAGAAAGGTGTGTTCCGCCGCACGGGGGCACAAGGTTGGGCGTTTTCCCGCGCGTAAATAGCTTTTGGCTTGACACAATATTACTAATACAATAGAAGGAGAAATAGAATGAAGACTGTAAAATACGCGAAGGAGTTCACTCTCTCCGTAAAAATGAAGTGTACCAATCCGGGGACTCCCGGCAACATGGTGGGCCCACCTGAGCGATGTTATCCGCCAGAGCCAGCGGAATTCGAGGTGGAGCACGTCCACCTACTATCTGATGACGGCGCAGTGCTCGCGCATTTGCCGACAGACGTACTCGACGAAGACGATCTTGAAGCGCTAAACGAATTGGCCATGGAAGGAGATGATTTATGAGCTGCTTTAGATGCATCGATAGAAGTCCGATCGGCAAAATAATGGAAGCTTGGTTACGGGAACAGGTTGTCAACGCGCCGTCGATCGTAGATAACGACGCGCTAGCCGATTACCTTTACAGTAGGTATAAGTCGCGACTGCTAGACAAATCAAAAACACCATACGGATCATTAGAGTGGAAGTTGCACGAGGCGATCATCGACGAGGTTCCATGGCTCGACCTCGCCCAAAAAATCATAGAGGAGAGGGAGTAATGGATAGGTTCAAGCGGACGAAAGCAATAGAGCGGGCAGTAAGCAAATTTCACGATCGCATGGAGCGTTACATCCGGTATTACCCGCTCACCGTAACCAAATACCACTATTTGTGTGATGCAGGTGCCGATTGGGACGCGGAGTCTTATCATTTATGCGGGGGGTATGTGCCGAACATCGACGGCATAGGCTGCAAATATGAAGATTGCGATAGATGTGATTACGACAAACATCAAGGCATTCCAGGCGACAATGAAATCACTGGCGAGCAAGCGGTGGAGTTCATTAGAAAACAGGAAGCTGAATACATGAGGAAAGAGCGAAGATATATATATGAAGAAAAACTACTAGAAAGGCAAAAGTTATGGGGATACTAAAGGAAACCTACAACGAAAACTTAGCGCTGAATTTCTCTACGCTAAAGTACTTGGAAATTAGTCCGCTAGCGTACAAACACAATCTTACTCATCCCAAGGAGCAGACTACGGCCATGGCACTCGGTACCGCTGTTCACTGTTGTGCGCTACAGGGCCCTGACATCTACTCGCGGCGCTTTCCAGTGTGGCATGGAGATAGGAGAGGTAAAGAATACACGGCTTTCAAAGCGAGTCGGCCCGATGATGCTATCATCCTGAAAGATACCGAAGATGCATCGGTGCGAGCAAGCGCCGAAGCCATTCATAAAAAGATCGATGTCGCGGAATATGATACCGAGCAGCCGCTATACTGGTCATCTAACGGCGTGCAACTGAAATCAAGGCTAGACGGTGTAGCCAAGACACGTAAGGGCATGCTGGAGCTAAAGTGTGTCTCGTTTGCATACATGGATCCATACAAGTTCTCTTCACATGTGTTATCTATGCAGTGGCACGCTCAGCTTGCCATGTACCATGATGCCATGTTATTCAACGGCTATGATCCGTTACCAGTGCGGCTCGTAGTGGCGGAATTCACCGCGCCATACGACGTGGTTGTTTATGACGTTCCCCAAGATGTGATCGATTGCGGTAGGAAAACCTACTTGCGGTGGATTGATGTGTATAACGAGTGTGCTCGCGCCAATAAGTGGGGTGCAGGGCGCTCGGTGGACAACGTGACGCTGCGCTTGCCTGCATATGCGTACAACAACAACGATAAACTAGGGTTAACTATAGAAGGTGAGGAGGTTGATTTATAATGGGACATTACAGACTGTTATTCCCATCGGATTATGTTGGAGCGTGGGACTTGCCCGACGATAAAACGGTAACGATAGAAAAGATAAGGTTGGAGGAACTTCGTGTGATAGGCGGAAAGTCCGAGAATAAACCGATTGCCTATTTCAAGGGGGCAACAAAACGCATGGTGCTGAACAAGACTAATTGCAAAACCATTGCGGCGCTTTACGGTACGGACACGTCCGCGTGGATGGGTAAGGCTGTCACACTATTTGCTACCACATGCAGCGGCAAGGGGGGCGATGTGGTGGAGTGCATACGAGTTAGACCATGTAAACCATCGCGCTGTCCAACGACTAAGCCAGGAACCGATCCGGAGCGATTGAATACAGAGACATCAGCCGCTGCCGATTGCGATGGCGAATACGCTGTACTAGAAGATGAAACCATCGGCTACCAAGAAGGAGAAACAGAATGAAGATCACGAAGGAATTATTAATCAAGAACGGCGCTTGTGCGGGGCAGGTCGAGTTATTTGAGAAGGTGTTCCCCGATGGGCGCGACTGCCCCGGGGACAACGCCGCGGCGACCAAGGCGGGACTCAACGCGGCGTGGACAATGCGCAGGTTCGAACTCACCGGCTGCGTCCGCGGGTGGCACGACACCGGCCAGCTATCGAGCGAGGAGCATTACCTCAGCGGTCGGCTCAACGACATCGATGGTGTCGCCGCCGTCCGCTGGTGGCACCCCACCGGCCAGCCGAAGGCCGAGGCGCATTACCTCAACGGCCTGCTCAACGACGTGGACGGCATCGCGGCAGCGCGCGGGTGGCACGACACCGGCCAGCTATTGCGCGAGGAGCATTACAAGGACGGCCTGCTCAACGACGCAGACGGCATCGCGGCAGCGCGCGGGTGGCACGACACCGGCCAGCCGGAGTACGAGGCGTATTACCTCAACGGTAAGACGAACGACATCGATGGTGTCGCCGCCGTCCGCGGGTGGCACGACACCGGCCAGCTATTGCGCGAGGCGCATTACCTCAACGGCCAGCGCAACGACATCGATGGTGTCGCCGCCGTCCGCGGGTGGCACGACACCGGCCAGCCGAGTCACGAGGAGCATTACCTCAACGGCCAGCGCAACGACATCGATGGTGTCGCCGCCGTCCGCCGGTGGCACCTAGACGGCACCCCGCAGCGCGAGGAGCATTACAGGGACGGGGGGATGCAATGACCGACGAATTAAACACCCTGGACATACTCGAAATGATCAAAAAAGCGATAAAGCTACAGAAGAAAAGCCATAAAGGAACGCGCGGGATCATAGCCGCAGCGTGTCGGCTGGTAGCGGCGGAGAATCCCGAACTGGATGCCGAGTATCCACGTCGTGCCGCTGAAGGAGAATCACGAATCATGAAGATCACGAAGGCATTATTAATCGAGCACGGCGCGTGCAAGGAGCAAATCGAGTTATTCGCGCGGGTGTTCCCCGACGGGCGCGACTGCCCGGCGGACAACGACGCGGCGACCAAAGCCGGGCTGGACGCGGGCTGGACAATGCGCAGGTTCGAACTCACCGGCTGCGTCCGCTCGTGGTACCCCACCGGCCAGCCGAAGGCCGAGGAGCATTACCTCAACGGCAAGCTCAACGACATCGATGGTGTCGCGGCTAAGCGCGGGTGGCACGACACCGGCCAGCCTTGGTACGAGGAGCATTACCTCAACGGCAAGCTCAACGACATCGATGGGGTCGCGGCAGTGCGCTGGTGGTAC